AATTATCTATCATATTTTGTGCTCCAGTAAAATCAAAATTAGTTAAATCAAAACTACTTAAACTTGTCATAACGTTACTTAAGTCTGTCACAAGAGTTTTTGCCACATTTGCCAAAACTTCAGTACCTTTTTCGCCACCAAATTTCCTCCAGGTTTCAGTTTCGGTGTACATAGGTGTAACAAAACCTTCAGTACCTAATCTTTTATCACCAAAAAGTTTTTCTCTAGTGGTTGTTGTTGCAAAATCATAACCAGCAAGAACATCTTTTTTTGTTGCAATTCCCATTCCAATTGCTTCAACTAAAGATTTAAAATTTGCATTTAATTTTGTTTGTTCACTTAATTGGTCAAAGGCAATTTCTTCCATTGATTTGCCTCGTAGTTCTTGATCTTTTTTGATGTTTTCAAGTTCTTTCACTGTGAGTTGTGAAGCTTCAACTGTTCTATATTCACCAGTTCTATTACCTTCTGCGTCTAATTTTGCAACTTTGATTTCAGCAACACCTTGTGCGTTTACTTCAGCTAAAGTTGCGATAAGTTCTCTATCTTCTTTTGATGCAATACTTGATGGGAATCTAATTTGTTTCATTTTCATATCAAGATTAGCGGCGTTAAGGGCCATTTTTTGAATTGCCCCATCAGCTAGTCCAAGTTCTTTTCCGATTTCATTTAATCTTCTTTTTTCACCTGGCATAATTTCAAATTGGCCTAATTCTTTGTTAAAACGAACAAAATCTTTTGACATATTAACAATTTGATTTTGAAGTTCTGTTGGGTCATTTTGAGATAGATCCATCAATCGTAATGGGTCTAAAAGAGCGTTTGCTGAAACCCCTAGTCTTTGCATTGCTGCAGCAGTTTCTATAGCACCTTTAGGGTCAAATACTTTATCTACAATTGTAAATATTTGTGACATATCAATTCCCAATTTTGAGGCTTGCGCTGACATTTTTGCGAGGCCTTTAACGCCACCCTCAAAATTATAGATATTCATTTTATCTAGATTTTTGACGACTTGTTCGGATACTGCCGAAACTGAAACACCTGCCTGTCTTGCGATTTCTGCAACCTGTGTCATATTTTCACCAACTTCTTGAATACTAATACCAACACCTCTAAATCCACCAGCTAAATCCTTTGCATTAATATTAGTTACTTTTGCTGTCGCACCAAGTTCAAGTAAATCTTGATCAGATACTGAAATATCAGTTTTAAATGTATCAGCTAGAGCTTGATATGTCTTTCCAACGTCAGCAGTCTCAAGACCTATTGATGCAAATTTAGACGCACCATCTGCAATTAATTTTTTAAATTCATCAACTTTTTGTGAACCTAAACCAATAAAACCTCTTAATCTAGCTTGTTCATCATCTAAAAATCTAGATGTTTTTAGAATACCAGAAGTACTAACAAGGGCATTACCAATATCAGCAAAATATTGTGATGCCTCCTTTAAACCATCTCTACCTTTGGCAATATTAGCATAGAAACCTTCAGTAAATGATTTTGTTAGTATATCACCTTTTATTCCTGCCGAATCACCGGTACCAGATTTACCTTCAACATCAGAACCTTCTGTACTTTGGAACATTAACATTTTTTATTTTATAAATACTTTCTTATCATTTTTTATCTTCAAGTAACTTGTCAATGGTATACTTTCTAAAATAGGTGGGCATTATCAAATAATCACTATATGATAGATGAAGCATTTTTGCTAAAAAAATGTATTCGTCAATAATAATTTTTCTATACTCAGAAGAAAGGCCGAAAAAATTCAACCCCAAAAGTAATGTTTACCATTACTCTTTCTCCAGACGGGGCTATAACTTCTTTGTTTAAATCTAATCTTGGTTCATTGTTTACCAAAAATGATCTTATATATTTAGAATCCATTATAGGCATTGACTCAACAAATTTTCCAATTTCAGATCTGTCTTGTGATCCGTTTATTTCAACAATTTGTTTGGCAAGTCTTAATGTTATAATTGGTGCTGTTCTTCCTTGAGGGTATGAATCAACAATACTTTCAATTTCAAGCGAATCCCTAAGTGTTAAAAGTTTTAATTTAACAGTCGCCTTACTTCTTGGTAAAGTTGTTGTAAATGTACCATCAGTATCTGGTTGTGCTTCACATTTTTTGATATCCATCTCATCTAGTAAAATTGATGATTCAAATTTTTTCTCAGTTTTTGGGTCAATAAGTGTTACTTTATATTCCGGACCAAAAGATGTGTTTCTTAAAAATAAAAGTATTGCTTCAATATCACCATCAAGCAAATCTTCCGGACGAAGATCTGGTTCGTAAAGTTTATTTCTTAATAGTGGTAATACAATTGTTTCTTTAATTGTTTTATTACCCTCAATATTAAGTAATATATTCTCATCGCTTGCGGTTAAATAACCCACTTTAACTGATTTCTTTTTTGATGGGTAAAAAATACCACCTGATGGTAATGGTACAACATCGTGTGGTAAGTTAAAATTCATTTGTCCAGCATCATTTACACTTATATCCATAACTTTTTTATTATAAAAATACTTGACTTATGTTTTTTGTAAATAAAAAATCCCATACTTGAAATATGGGATTAGTAAAAATATGTAAAAAATAATTAGTACACGAGTATACAACGATCCATTCGTAAACCACAAGTAATATCAGCAAGTGCATCTTGACTATAAGATAATGTACCAAAGTTAGCTGAAGTTAAAAATGTTCCTTCTAGAATCCACTTCTCAACAACAACACCTGTTGGATCTAACATCTCAAGGTCAACATTTTTCTTATATCCTGCAGCATAACCCATACGACCAGTTACTGATTCAGCACATAAACGAACCCATTCCATAAGTGCTTGTGAGGCTGATGGTCCAATTGGGTCACGGAATTTAACTGAAATTTCATCCCAAGTAAATCTACCTGCAACATATGTTGAGGTGTTTAGGAACTGAATCTCAGTTGGGTTTATTTTTATTGAAGGCCGAGACGCACTTTCTACATACCATTCATTTATACCCAAACTTGATGGAAATCTCAAGATAAACCTGTTCTGTCGTTTGGGCTCATACGGAACCGGCATCTTCATTAATAAATCAGCCATAGTTTTTTAATTTTTAATTATGTTTATTTTTTATTATAAATATATCCGTAATAAATTTTTTCTATTTACTTTGATTTAATTTTGGATACAATTCTATTAATTAAGTTCTCTATTATTATTCCTTCATTTAATTCCTCTTCTTTATTATCAGTTTCTATATGAATTTTTGTATATCCTCCTTCTGAAGTATCTTGAATTATAAATTTAACTTCTGGATACATCCTTGATAATTCATTTCTTACAAATTCTATCATAGCTTTAACATTCCTTGGGTCATCGTCTGAAAACCCTAATGAAGCACTAACATATTTGCCACTTCTAATTAAGTCGTCATATTTTGAAATAAAGTCCGCGAGGGCCACCTTTTTGTTATGTTCAGGGTTTGCCGCACCACCACTAACTTCTAAACCAAATCTTTCTCCAAACTCCGGAGATGAAACCGGGTAGTAATCCCCTTTTTCGTCAAGATATAAATCAAGAATTTGATTTTTATCCAAATACTCTAATTTTTCAATAAAATCATCACTAAATTCATTTTCGTGTTTTAAAGTGTCAATAATATTTTCTAACATTTTTTCTTTTTCTTCTGGTGACAATACTAAATGAATAAACATTTTAACACCCTTTTTAAGTACTTCTGGGTTGTGACCTCTAGCTGTAATAATTGAAAATGGATTAGCGTAAATTAAACTTTCTTTAAATTTGTTAAAACTTGGGGATTTTTTATTTTTAAGTATTGCCTCTTTTGAGTCTCTTAAAAAAGTGTCCGGTAATGTAAAATCAATAAAAGCCTCTTTTGGGTTGTTATTTCTTACTCTATAATCTGGTTCTGTTCTAATCTCCGCAAATTTTTCAGTTGACACCTCAATTGGTTTCCATCTTTTACCAACTTTTTGATCCATTTTGATTTTGGTCGGCATTTGTAAAATATTATCGTCCCAGTCAAAAGCATAGAGTCTTAACTTTCTATTGCTTTTCATCTCTAAAAGAATTTCTCTAACTAATTTTTTGTGATTCATAATAATAAATATTATATAAATAAAAAAAGGGAGAACTTGTCCCCCTTTTTCCTTATTCTATTTTTATCACACATCCTCAAACGAAGCACCTGTTGGTGTGATGTAGAAGGTAATGTCAATAAATTCAAGAGATTTTGTAGGTTTGATATAGATTTTACCAACAAGTTGGTTTTTATCTAAATCTTCTGTACTATTAGAAACTGTTACTCTAAAGTCATACAAACCTCTATCTCTTCTAATTGCATCAAGAATTGGGTTAACCGCATTCAAGAAGTCCTGTCTTACTTGTTGATCATTTTGATCAAACAATAGCCTTACAGAAACCGCAGAAATCAACTTACGAGCTTGTAGTAACAATCTTCTTACGTTAATTCTGTCAAGAGCAGATTCTCTTACTTGTAGAGTTTTGTTACCCCAGATTACAGTACCAACATCAGAGAAAGTTGCAATTGGGTTAATTCTACCAAGGTAAAGAACATCTCTATCTTCTTGTGTCAACTTCTTACGAGCTTTAACCGCATTAACAATACCACGAGTATAACCAGCGGCCGCAAACCAAGGGAATGCAATGTTATCAGTTAACGCCAAGTTTCTTGTAACTTCAGCTGTTGGTGGTATGTAGATTTGTGTATTATTCACAGTATCTCTTGTTAATACCCAAGGATAATAAGTTGCTGTGTAGTTAGAATCAATTCCTGTTTCTTCTAACAAGTCAACAGCTTCTTGTGGGTAAATTAAACCATCAGATTCAGTTGTTGTTGCTTGGAACATATTAAAGTCTGGCATTGTTGTTACATAAAGTGAGTCAGCTCTTTCGTTCTCAATCATATCAATTGTACCCTCAACAAGACCGGAGTTATTGTAAAGATCAATACCCGGTGTTGTAAATACATTGATGTTAACAGCTTCAGGATTTGCAAATGTTCTAATACCTAACATATAAGCATAGTAATCTGTGTTACCGTATTCCACACTACCATCACCGATAGATATTTGTTTGAATAGTCCGTTTCCAGTACCATTAGGGTATCTTGTTGATGTGCACGCTCCTTTTAAGAAACCAGATCTACCAAGAGTAAACTTATCTGCGTTTGTTCTATATTCTCTATAGATGTCCCATCCGTCAAATCCACCATAAACAAATACTGTGAATTTTCTTGAGTTTAATCTGTAGTAAGGATTCTCAGGGTCAGTTGGTTCAGAAGAGAATGATGTATTACCAACCTCAAACGCTGGAGTTCCAGATGATGCGTAAACACTTGAAATTGTTACAGCACTAGCGAATTGGTCCATATGGTATCCTTTTGTTTGGAAATCCCATTCAACACCTTCACCAGTACAAAGATTAAGAGGTCGTCTTTTTCCTTTATATTGGAAGAAATCACTATCGTAACCCCAGAATGATGAAAGTCCAAGATATGTTCTTCTTACGTTATCCCCAGGACTTGTAAATACATCGTCAATTCCGTTAGATAATCCAAATGGTGGGTTATAAACAACTTCACCAGGTATATCATATTTAGTTTTGTAAACTGGGAATGGAGATGTTACTCCCGGATATTCTCTAAATGTATAACCTCTAAATCCACAAGGAAGAGCGTCAATTGGTGCGTCCTCATTCATCTCTATTAAAATGTATTTAGAATTCAACACGTATTCACCATCAAGAGTTCCTACTTTTTTAGCGATGAAATTATTTTCTTGTGGGTTCATAGAACAATTTGTGAACTTTTCAAGAACTGTTGGGTTAGCATCACTATCAAAATAATCTCTAATCAATAATGTGAATGTTAAATTATTAAATGAAATATCAGAAATTGACACTTTAATTTCAGTGTTTGCTGAATTACCATCAGAAATGCTATAAACTTTAAATAAGTTGAATACTTTATTACCTCTAACTTCAGAAACAACCCAAGGTGTTACAGGGGACTGGAATCTATCTAAATACCATCCAATTGTATTAGGGTCATTTGCTTGAGCTTCTTCTGTTGTTACAAGTTCAGAACTTAATCCTCTAATAAATCCTTTATTCCATCCATAACTTAAAAGAGTTTGGAAATTTTCTTCAACCATAAGTGGTGTTTGTAATCTTGGTTTACCAAAGTTACTTTTCCCAAATACTTTATTGATATTTTTAGAGTCGTTTGAAGACAATGAAACCTCAAAGTCAAAATCAGTACCAACTTTATTTGTCGCATTGATTGCAAATTTAGCGAAAGGATTTTTCTTAACTGAAGAATAAACACCTGTCATATCTAAAGTAACATCAGTAACACCAGTGATTTCGTAAACTGGGTTAACATCAGTACTATAAGTTGAGATACCTCTTGATCTTAAAGTTACAACAACTAAGTCATCATATTCAGTGTATGATGTTCCAGTGTAATAATAGATAACACCAGTAACATTACCAGAATAGCACTCATTTACAATTGGGGCTGTTGGTGTTGGCGTTGGTGGAACTGGAGTTAAAGTAACACAAGGATCTGGTGTTGGTGTTGGCGTTGGTGCCGCACTTGTTGTTGTGGTTGTAACCGGTGTTATATTTGTTAAATCCGTTACTGTTGTAAAGAATGAATAACCAGTATAAAGACCTGAACCAACATTGTCCATAAGGGCATAATACCAAGCATCGTTAAGTGGTGATGAAGTGTCTAAAGATTCAAAAGGAATTGACTCAACACCAAAAACATTTGTTTCTTGTGTATATCCTGTTGTACTTAAATATGTGTAATCACTTTCTGGTATAGCACCAAAATAGTAAACAACCTCATCTTCCGCAGTTGATGGGTTACTACTTGTTATCACATCTGAGACCATTAAACTAATTTGGTCATCAAGAGTTGTGATGTCACCATCTAACTCTTCATATTCCTCAGTCAACATACTTTCAATGTCAGACGGAAAAGCACCTAAGAATAATACGTTAGTTGGATTGAGTGTACAAGCACTAAAAGGAATTGAGAATGACAATTCTTTTTTAACAACACATACTGGTTCACAATCAACTGTTACACCACTTAAACAAAAATAATCCAATGTTTTAGGATCTAAGTTAGCTTTAGTTACAATTGACCAAGATGGACCCGCATCATATCCGGATAATCCTAATATTCTTGTTACAAATAATTGATTTGATTGTTGTAAATATGACTTAGCAATATATGCCGCTTCATATTTAGGGATTTGTGTATTTACAAATTTTTCTGGTGAAGTTCCACCGAAATAAACTTGGAATTCGTCGTAGTTCTTAACAAAGATTGGTTCAAATGCTGGACCCCTTAAAGTCTCACCGGCAATACCTAATGTGGTAACACCAACACTTTGTGCAACGAAACTCAAATCTACTTCAGAAGTGTACACACCTGGTGATACAAAAACTTTACTGTTAGTAGCCATAGTTTTAAAAATGTTTTATTAATTTATTTTAATAATAAATATTAGTAATTTTCGTAAAAACTTTACTTCTTATAAACTATTTATATTTTGGTAAGAATTTTTTCTACCTTTTTTCTACCTATGGAAAATAAGCCAAAAAAGATAAAAAATTTAAAGATTTCTGTTGAAGCTCATAACACTCTAAAGAGTTATTGTGATAAACGTGGTATCAAAATGTATAAGTTTTTAGAGAACTTAATCTTTGAGAAATGTAAAGAAAAAAGAGATATCTACGGAGAGAATTAAATTAGTTGTTGCATGTATGTTATCTTTGCAACCTCAGTAGCATTTACCCTAACAATTTGTAATGATAAAGTATCGTTTGTATTGATTTGTATTTGACTAAGATTTTCACCATAATAATCACCATTAATATAAACTTGGAATGAACTTACATTTTCAGATGACATAAGTTCTAAATTAAATGTGTAGTTAATTAACTCCTCAGTTTCATCGGTTGTTGTTGGGAATACAAATTCAAACACCTGTGGCTCCGGTGGATTTTCTTGTCGTTTCTTTCTTTTCTTATATGGAGTTTCAGTTTCAAATATTTGAAACGTCCTTGTAATTGCGGGACTTACCTCAAACTGATCCTCGTCAATTAAAAATCCCATCATTGTGAATTCATACTTTTGAATGTAGTATTTTCTTTTTTCAAGTTCCATCACCGATTCATCAGCAATACTATTAAGTTTTAATGGTATATAATGTCCTTTTATTGTTTGATAAGATTGTAATGATGAAAATTTCTCAAGAATAATTTGATTAAATTTATTAATCTCTCTCATTCTATTACAAACAATTGCAACTGTATATGTAATGTCACAAGGAACCGGTTGTGGTATTTTATAAATGTCATACCCATTTTTATTTCCGTCCCAAGTTGGTACTTTCATATAAAAGTATAATTTTCTATTCGGAATATTATAAACTATCGCCGGATTATTTCCGTATTTGACCTCCGGAGTTCTTATTACCGTTATGAATGGTGGTTCTGTATTTTTATCAATGTTTTGGAAGTCCCAAGTCTCTGTAAATTGTGCCCAGTTTTGTGTTGTAATTAAAATATCAATCATTGGAATTGTTTTTCCCTCAACAACACAAGTTAGTTGGTCTCTTACAAAATCTAAAAACCCTCTATCAAGATCTGCATGTAGTAAACTTTTAGGAAGAAATGTTCCATCGGCCTCAATCATATCACGAAGTTCTCTTCTTCTAGGTAAAAGAGTTTTTTCCTCCGTAAGTGGGATATATTTTTTTATTTTTTTAGGTAAAGCCATTTATTATAATCCTCTAAATTCATTAGGTCCAACAGGAGCCGCAGTGATACTTTTATAGAATGGACGAATTCCTCTGTATGTGTGTTTAAAATCAGAAGTTACTCTACCATCATTTACAACAGTATAATATCTTACAAAATTTTCACTATCATAATATCCTATATAATCACCAAGATCAATATCAATCCCTAAATCTTCTAAAGTTTTTAGATAAACAGATATCGTAATGTTTCCGGGTTCAAGTTGTGCATTTTTTGTTGTTCCAACCGTTTTATTTTCTGGTGCTAATACTTGGATATACGCATTAAACTCAATTGGTGGTAAAAACTTTATACCATCTGAAACAGTTTCACCATACACATCATCTGTTTTTGTTTTTAACCTATCAACTTTATATAACACACAAGTAAAATTTAAATCACCAATTAACCATTCTTGACCCATTTCTATTTCAAGATTAAAATCGGTATCCCCAAAAAATTTACCAAGTCTTGTTACAGGAATTCTATTTTCCATATTGATTATTTATTGATAAATATTCTTTTTTTGTTTATTTTTATATATATTATTTAGTTTTGGATTTAAAAAATAATCTAATAGAACACAAAGCTCTTGATTTGTTAGACTCGTATAGTGGTGCTAACAATTATATCCTTTATATGAAATCAAAAAAGGATGTAAATAAAAAGTTCTACCCCACAAGAACTCAGGCTGATTATATTATTAATTATTTTGATGTAAAACCAAAGGTTGCAAGGAAGTGGGTTGATCTTGATTCTTATTTTGCAAATAAGTTTGCTAAAGATAGATACCTACTTGAAATACCAGAAAAAGTTTATATTGAAAAACTACTTGTTGAAAAAGATAAGTCCTACCATATTTGGGGTAAGTTCTTTGAGAAGGATAATTTATCAGAATTTTGGGTACCAAAATCATCATTAATAAAATCACATACGATAGAAAAGGTTGATATTGATTATTCTAAATATGGTCACAGACCACCTTTGTCTCACCAAAAAGAAGCGATAGAAAAACTTGTTGGGTCAAAAAGATTTATATTGGCAGACGATATGGGGCTTGGAAAAACAACCTCTACAATTATTGGAGCTCTTGAGACTGGTGCTAAAAAAATTCTAATCATATGTCCAGCGTCACTTAAAATTAACTGGGAAAGAGAAATAAAAAACTATACCGATAGGAGTGTTTACATTTGTGAAGGAAAAAAATACTCAACAGATGAAGATTTTACAATTGTAAACTATGACATATTAAAAAACTTTTACGATCCTAAAGACAAAGAAAATTCTGAACTTGTTAAAACAAAATATGATTTAGTAATTTTAGATGAAGCCCATATGGTTTCAAACGCTCAAGCTCAAAGAACAAAAATTATTAACAATTTTGTTAAAGATATAAAACAAGTTTGGCTTTTGACTGGAACACCAATGACATCAAGACCAATCAACTATTATAATCTTCTTAATATTATTGAAAGTCCGGTGGCACAAAACTGGATGGCGTATGCAATTCGTTATTGTCAGGGGTATCAGTTTAGAGCTGGTAATAGAAAAGTATGGAACGTAACCGGGGCTTCAAATCTTGAAGAACTCCGAGATAGGACATCAAAACAAATTCTTCGTAGATTAAAAGAAGAGGTGTTAGATTTACCTGAAAAAATAATAACCCCGGTTTATTTAAGAACCTCATCTAGAGAATATAAAGATTTGATGGGTGAGTATTATGAGTGGTTAAAAAATAAAAAAGAAGAATCATCATCACTCACAATTCAGTTTTCAAAACTAATGAAGGTTAGAAAAGTAATTGCAAATGAAAAAGTTAAAGAGACCATTGAATTTACTCAGAATATTATAGACCAAGGAAAGAAAGTTATAATTTTTACAAATTTTACGGATACTCTACAATTAATTCATAATCATTTTGGTAAAGAGTCTGTCTATCTTGATGGTAGTTGTAATAAAGTACAAAGACAATTTGCTGTTGATCAGTTCCAGGATAATGAAAAAATTAAAGTTTTTGTTGGAAATTTAAAAGCTGCCGGTGTTGGTCTTACATTAACTTCAGCTGAAGTTGTAATTATGAATGATTTATCTTTTGTACCTGCTGAACACGCACAAGCAGAAGATAGGGCGTATCGTTATGGTCAAAAAAATAATGTACTTGTTTATTACCCAATATTTGAAAATACTATAGAGGGTGTTATATATGATATTTTAAATACAAAGAAAAAAATAATAGGGACAGTGATGGGAGATGAGGTTACAGAATCACTTGATGTTGTTGAAGAAATCTTAAATCTAATTAACTCAAAAAAGTAGAAATAGTCTGATTTGTATATTTATTATATAAATGAAAGTTAATATAAAACACCACAAATGTGATATGTCTGAAAAGGACAGAGAACTTATGAATAATTTTATTAAGTTCCTACAAAAAAAATATCCTTTAAAGGATGATATTACTATTGTTTTTACGGGTGAAAGATATGGAGATATGTCCACCGGAAGTAGGACTAAAGATTCTGAACTTAAAATATTTACAAAGGGTAGATTAAATAGAGATGTTGCTAGAACCCTA